TCACTGGCATATACTTAGCTAAGCCAGTTTCTATATCCATAGAATAAACCATATCCGATGTGTCGCAATCTTTTATTAACTTCCAACCGCAGTCGGTTAGAACCTCTGCATCAGCTCTCCAACAGTCATTATCCCAGAAAGCAAACTCATCAAGCATAATAGCTTTTTGTCTACCACCTCTGGAAAAATTAGCGTTACTAGATTCACCTGAAATAGAGTTACCATTATCAGGATTAATCAAAGACATATAATTAAAATGCTTATCTGGGTTATAACTATCTGGAAGAATAAACTTAGGAATCCTAGACATCATATAATCTATTTTTCCAAATAGAGATTCTTCTTTATTTCCGACAACTCCACCACGTCTATTATCAACATAGTCTTCTTTTCTTGAACCAATAAGGAAGTTACCAGCAGGTTCCCATAACCACATCCATATAAAAACACCCAACACTGTATAAGTAGCACCCATTTCTCTACATTTTTCAATAAATAGGTCATCACCATTGCGAATAGCTTTAACTAAATCTCTAATTAAGCGTTTTTGGAATGGAAAAGTTACAAATCTGTGATGGAATGGTTCATTTTTGGGGTCAAATGTGAATAGAAATGTATCAAAAAAATATACTGGATCTTCTTTAGCCTTTGCTTTCATTTCTTTAAAAGCAAACTCCAATTTTTGAGTTTTTTTAGGATCTATTTGTGACAGATTCATTAGTATTCAGAATATCACAAATAGTAATTAACTACTATGAGTGTTTAAATAATTGCTCATATTTTTTCTTTAATGAATCAAAAGAAAAATTTTCAACAGCTATCTCACCAGCCTTTAATTTTTTATCTGTTAGATCTAATTCACTCCACTCATCTATTTTATCTGCCAAAGAGTAATGATCTGCTGAATAACATGTAATCATTGCCCGAGCTTGAAAGTCCTCAACTCTTACTGCTGGAACCAACCAATCATCTGGTAAAAGTTCATTATTAGGAGATATATCTGTCATCATTACTGGTAAACCACTCATCATTGCCTCATTAGTAGTCAAACTAAGTCCTCCATACCTTCTTGGAAGTATTAGTGCATCAAACCCTTTATAAAGATCACAATTCTTTTTAATATTAGTTACTTTATATTCAACTCTTGGATCATCAATTATATATTTTTCTGGTAATTCATGTTGTGACCTGATAACTAACTTATAATTACCCTTAGATAATTTAACTGCCTCAAGTAAATCAAGAGTACCATTTCTATCTTTATGAGCAAGAGTTCCAACAATATGTAAAAACTTCTTTCTATAAATAGCTTTTCTTTTAAGATTAGAGATTCTAATATCACCAAATTCATGTGGTTTCATTGGTGGTGGTAAATAAATAACTCTATCATTTCCAAACATTTCAACCATTTCTTTAATCATCCAATATGATGGCATTAAAAATAAACTTGGAACTGGGAGTGCTCGGTTATAAACATTCTCACAAAACTCATAGTTAGTCTGACAATAAGTTTTAATTCCCCTATCTTTACAAGCTTTTATTAAATAAAAGTTATATGGGTTTTCTACAGTAAAAACATGTGTAAGATCTTGAATAAATAAATTAATTTCATGATTTTTAGGAAAACCATTAACAATCATTGTTTTATCTTCTGGATACCAATCTAAATTTAATTGTTTATTTGGAGAAAAACCAGTTGAATCAATAACCATTATCTTATCTGGATTAAGCATTTCATAAAGTCTTCTTGTTTGAGCTCCTAAACCACCATCATTGGCAAAGCAAATTTGACCAAGTCCGTTCATAAAGTCCTTTGTCTATATTTATCATTTCCTAACATTAAAATATTTGCTCCTTATCAAATTTAATATCATCTTTTCTACCATCTAAATTGTAAGAACGCTTAATAGATCCTTCTGGATGATAAATATGTACTTTCCATTTTTTCCACCCCTCTATACCTTGTTCATTCCAAATATCCTGTAATACACCATGAATAAAATCTTCTATAAAACAATTAGCATCATTAGAAAACAAACTCATAATAACTTTATACATATCAGTTGAGGCAAGATGTGGTCTCTGACTCCATTGAACAGTTTTTTGAAATCCATTTTCAGGTTTCCCAATCATTAAGTGTTTATGTGGTTCTGGTATTTGTGTTTCAAAATGAAATCTAATAACATTAGATTCACCAGATCTAATCATCTTCTTACACTTCTCCCAATCAATAAACATATTTGGAGTAAGTGGTGTGTCATGTTCAACATAAAGAATCATTGGAATATCAATACCATTAAGAATGGTCATCATCATTCCAGATTGATGATTATGTTTATCAAAAATAATAGGAAGAACATTTTTATATTCAAAATTACATTCCCAAAGGAATTTTCTTATAAATTCTCTGTAATCATTAAGCCTATCAGCTTGTTCTTCTCTAACCCCATCAATAGTAACCAATATAGGTGCATCTGGAAGATGTACTCTTATTGATTCTATTGTTTCTTTAATCATTGATGTACTTGGATGAGCTGGTATAGGAGATACTGGTATTACAACTACAATTTCTTCTTTTGGTAAACCAAGATCATATTTTAATTGTTCTTTAATCTGATACTTTTTATTAATCCACCAAGCATATACTTTATTATTTAAATCTGTATTAATTGTAGCTACATTAATCATTTGTTCAACTTCTCTAATATCGGTATATGAAAAAAATGGAAAATTACCAAAAAGAGTTTCCCAAAAATTTTCTCTTACTGATCTTAATGGAGATTGATCATCTGCTACTGGAAAGCCACCAGCTTCTAAAACCTCATAAAGTCTAAAAGAATCTGGTACTATATTCCCAGAAGGACAAGGAATAACTTTAGATCTATTTAAAATCTTTAAATATTTTTCATGATCCATGCCATCACCAAACTTTTTAGTTTCATATAAAATACCACCATTGAGTTTTCTAAGAACACCCATCAACCATTCTCTGCGAGGATGATTAACTTGCCCTGAGAAGAACCAATCAATACTTTTCTTTTGGCAACCAAGATTTTTCAATATTTCTCTAGTTTTTGGTGGATACCCAGTTGGAAATGGTCTTCCTCCATTTATATACTGAGAATAAACAATCATGTCTGGATGTTCTAATTTAGAAACATCAAATTTTTTTTCTTCATCACTCATTATAATTACAACTATTTTTTTATATTTAGAAAGTTCTTTATTTATTTGTGGAATAATATCCCATTGATAAGCACCTGGAATTATTATTAAATCTCTTTCAGCTTTAAACATATCAATTTCAGCTAAAATATCATTAAGAAAAGTATGATCCCAATACTTTGCACCCTTTAACTCATCTTTTAATTGCAAATGTACTATTTTCTTCATTTTTCTAACCTTTCACTTGAGGGCGAGCTCTTTAGAGGCTTATTTTCGGCTTTTTTTGTCTTAACCCATACCCACTGATGGTGAACAACGCCTTCTTCCATCTGAATATCATCAAAATTACTTGCTTTTAAAACATCTGAAATTTCTTTAGCATTATGATGCTTAGAAAATGGTTCATCTTCATTTCCATCAATGAATTGAAATACAAATTTGCCACCATCTTTTAAAACCCTTCCTGCTTCTATTATGTAATTAGCTACTGCCATTAATGGTAAGTGTTGGAAAACCAATATACAGTAAACACTATCAAAATAATTATCTTCAAAGGGAATGGTTCTACCATCATTAACTTGCAAATTACACCCAGGTCTTTTATTCTTAGCAATCTTAATCATATTCTTAGAAATATCTATACCAAAATATCCTGGTTTCATTAATCTACCAACCCCACACCCAATCTCTAAAACCCTACCACTTAATTTACCAATAGCTTTCCAACAAAGATCATCTGATAAATCACAGATATATTTATTATCTACATCAGAATCCAATGCTGCTACATTCCAATAATTTTCTTCAATATTAATTCTATTCATAGTAAAAATGTATCTCGTGGTCATAGGCTAATAATGTTTCAGTGTATCCTAAGTCTTTTATCCAGTTTCTTAAATCTCCAGAGTAAACACCCCAATAATTAAATAAGAACTCTGGATGTAGCGACAACCAAATCTTAGGGTGATATTTTATAATAGTCTGCTCAGCTCCTTTAAGAACTTCAAACTCTGAGCCTTCAACATCTAAGGTTAAAGCAGTGTAGGGAATATTCATATCATCAATCTTCATTTTAGGCAGATCAGTAGCAATGTGAAGTTCTGAGAATCCATGATCTCCGATAACTTCTCCCTCTACTCCATCAAATCCTTTTCTAAGTTTAGCTCCAGGCGTGGTCTCATTAGCTGCAAAGCCATCAAACCAAACTGGTTCTGATAAATTATTTGCTTCCCAGATAGCCTTAAAGTTAGTCCACACTCTATGATTGGGTTCAAATAGAACCATATCTTTGACCCACTTAGCACATAGACCTGCTATATCACCTTCTTCCGCACCAACATAAAGTAGAGTATCTTCTTTAGTTAGTTTCTCATGCATTGAGTGAATCCTAGCTTTTTCCCAACCATGTTCAGTAGTCCACTCAGGTCTTACAGCTCTATGTTCTGGAAGAATTATCTCAAACTCTCCATTAATTTTAGTGTTAATCATTTTTGTCATACTAATTCCTCTCTAATAAACAAGAAGTTCTCTTGCCTTAATTTAGGTAATTCTGTATCTAGCCACTCATTACTAAGTTCACAATATTTTTTGATAGTCTTTAATGGTTGGTCTGCATATTCATCAAAATGAGCAAATCCCTTATCTGGAATAGCATAAGCCTTGTAGCCATCAGCTTTAATAGATTTACATAGTTCTGGATAAGAATCATTAAAACAAGGAGAAATCTCTAATAAAGCATAATTAATTCTTTTCTGTTCAAATAGATGTTTGGTTATTCTATACATTTCTCTTTCTTCGCCTTCAAAATCACATTTTAGAAATTCAATCTGACCATCTACTTCAATAGGTTTAGTCTCTGAGTTAATCCAACCATCAACTAATTCAACTTTATTTCTTATTCCGTTATGATCCATATTCTTCCAAAACACTTCTATTGTATCTTCGCAAAAATCAAATGCTCTGACGTTATATCCATTAAGTCCAGCTAGAATTGTGTACCAACCCAACTGACTACCAAAATCTAAAACTAAGTTTTCTTGATTACCCTCTTTGAGAAGGTCTAATACAACCGAAGTTTCATATCCTTCCCAAACTCCATTACGAAATATAGATACTGAAAAAGCATCATCTCCAGGACAATAACCAGATGAATTTTCATATTTCTTCCAATCAAAAATCTCCATAGTTATTTCAATTTTTAATCTTTCTGGTATCCAGGGAACATCTTTAATGCCATAGTGTTCACCAAGGAGAGTTTGCTTCCACATTAAAGTATCATGTTTTCCATGGTTGTTTCTACATTTAGTATTTTCTTTAATATTATCAAGATTCATTAATTTCCTTAATTACTTTTATTATTTCTTCTGCTCTTACTGTGTAATTTGCAAATGTTTTTACATACCTGTGTCCATTATATTGAACTCTTTTCCTATCATTCTCTTGTTTTAACCACATATCTATTTTAGCTTTAACGTCATTTAAGTCTCCTGGTTTATAATTTCCCATTAAGTTGGGTGGGAGATCAGCTATTTTCGTATGTAAAAGGAAACCGCCTCGACCAAGAGTTTCGGTCACTCTGTCCGACCAATATTTAGGTCTATCACCGAAACAGCTATCTCCTACCACTATTTTAGCTGAGGCATACAAGACATTTAGATCATGACCCCTAATGGTGCCAAGACCATCTCCCCCATAGTGACCGAAACGGACTCCATAGGTTTTATGTAAAAACTCAACTAAAGCTAGTCTGAATGGATACTCTGGGTGATAACCCTTTGATCCTACAAAAATAATTTCATGTGGATACTTAACTGGGTCTGGTGCTGCCATATAACAACCCCTCTCATCTACCCCAGACTTTAAGTAAGTCCAATTAACATTGTGTTTTTTGTAAAGCTCCACTGCCTCTGGAGAAGCATCAGCCATAAACATGTGATCTACTTTCCAGGTGGCTTCTACTCCTACATCCTTCTCTCTAGCTAACCAAGCCCATCTGTCTAAGTGAACTGAGATAGTTGGGACAAGTCCTTTAATAGTATTAAAAAATTGTTCAAGTCCCTCAATCTCCCAACCATGTGTATGAGAATACACAAGTAAATCCATTTCTGGAACATGATTAGTAATGTCTTGAGTAGTTATCTTATTCTCTTGGAAGGCTACTACTTGGTGTCCTAGTTTGTTAAAAGCCCAGGCTCTATCGTTTTCAGTAGAATGGGGTGCTTCAAAGTTACCTATAAAACCTATGTTCATAATAATAGTATATATAATATTAGCATCATTGACTAGCAGTATGTCGCTATGTATAGTAGAATTAGTAATAAATATAAAAGGAATCCTATGAAACAAAATACTAAATTGGAATCAGCTATTGATAGAAGAAATTTTTACCAGGGTAGAATGATGGAAAACCTAGTAAACATTATCTTTTTCACCAAAGCTGCTGGTAAAGCTAAGGTTGATACTCAGGAAAGAATAGATGCTAAACAAGCTATTCAAAAATCTAATGATAATATTGAATATGATGAACTAATGATAGAGTCCTTTGATGAACTAATTAAAGACTTAAAGAAAGATGAAAAGTAACATAGCTGAAATAATAACCAGGAAGACTCTCCGAGCTGCTAGTACCGCATATCTAATAAAACAGCTCGGTAAGTCTGAGAAAGCCTATAAAGCAAGAATCCAGAAAGAACTAGATAGAAGAAACAGGA